CCGTTAATAGAACCTGCGATGCCTGCACTGTCAATTGCTCCTGTGGATACCTGTACCATACGCTGTAGAGCGTCTGCTTGTGCGAATGTAACCTGTGATACGTTACCGAAGTTAAAGGGCTGCAACACCTCGGCTGGGTTGCCGTTGGTGAGGATGACTTTTCCTGGCCGGATCTCTGGTTTAGCGCCTCTAGGCATCCGTGTAGCGTCCATTGCCATCATGGGGTGGATGGTGAGGGCTAGAGCGTCGATACGGGCGCGTAGTTCAGCGTCTAACGCCTTCTGGCTGTTGTACCCTTTCTCACATACTCCTCTGCCCCAAAAGCGGCTAGGAACGGCATCCCATGCGAATGCTACGATGGGTCGATCCTGCATCATGTACGGATTCGCTTCAGCCTTCAACAACTCGCCTTCGTTGGCGATGATGACAATGGCCTCGACCATCTCTGAGCTGTCTTCTTCTTCGTCATGTGCTAGGTGGGTGATGTCTTCTGCGTCATCGTCTCTGTTGGCTTCTTCTAACAGGTAGCGCGGCACTAAACCGAAGTACTTGATTAGTCGAACCTTGTCGTCTTGATAGATGGATTCGATCTGCTTGTCTGCTTCGATGTCGAAGTCGTCTGATGCGTTGCTCAGGTCTACATCGCGGTAGATGCCTTCCTCGATACCTTGCTCGATGGTGTGACGTGGTACAAAGCGGTCTACTGCACAGCCTAGAGCCTCGTCAACCGAATGGGCTAGTGGGTCGATCAGGAAGTTCTGCGGCATAACCGGAACCAGCTTAACAGCGGTGCGATCTGATACCGTGACACCGACAGCAGTTAAGTCACCGCCCATTACAGGCTGGGTAGCTGGCTTCATGTCACGGATGGTGGTCATCACAACCTCACCAATGCCTGTACCGAAGATGGCAGAGTTGAGTACAGCTTCTGCAATGCCCTTCCGTACCTTGTTCTTTGTGAAGTCTGCACGCAACAAGTCACGCAGCTTAGGGATGTCTTGGCTTTGCTCCTGATCATCGTCTTTGATGTCAAACCACAAACCACGGCCGAAGGTCGCTTCTTCTACTTCAGCTACACTGCTCTCTACAGCCTGTTGTAGTGCTGGTGCAATGATACGAGAGCGTTCTGAGGCGCGTGTACGGTCTGATGCGTCCCACTGTCCACGCCATAGGCGGTAGTACTCGTCATGCTTCTGCTGGTAGTTACCGATGTAGTGGTCGCGCCATGCGTCACACTTCTCCATAACCCACTGTTCGAGAGTCTGTGTAATTCCTAGCGATTCGTGGTCATCAAACATCTTTAGTATCCTGTATAATCATCTATGGGTTCGTACTCGTCTTCTTCGTAGTCCAGATCGTATACTATGTTAGCGAGCTGGTCTATGTAAGCGAGAGCATCAATCAAATCATCGTGTACTAGCTTGTTGGGGAACTGGTAAAGCTCATCTAGGAACTCCATGTTCCAATCACCTACATTCAGGGTAATCTTACCATGTTCAAAGCGTCCCTGTAACGCCCATACGATTCTGTCTATCTTACGCTTGTTGCCGTGGGTCAGTTCCTGTACGTTGAAGAACCTCTGGTACTCTTTCATCAGGTCATTCAGGTACGGAGCAACCGCGTTCTTTAAAGCGCCCTTCTCGATGCCGAGTGCTATGGGCTGGTACTTCTGCTGCGCCATAAAGATCTGTTTAGCAGTCTCTTTAACACCCCAGCGACCGTTGATGATGTCAGCAACCCACCACCCGTTCTCACTTGCCTTAACAACCGCGATGGCTGTACTGTCTAGTCGGGAATTCTTAGTCTGCTGCTTACCCGCTTCCGAAAATCCTGCCAAATCGACAGCAATGTAATAACTACCACCTTCCGGCTCCTTGTCACTAAACTTAATAAACTCTTCCTTGAACAACTCACTGCCTTGTGCTTCAAAGCTTGCCATGAATTCCTGTCTGAAGGCGAATGCCGACATAGAACCCTTAGCGTTGGCGATCTCTTCTGGATCCATGAGCGGGTTGTCGTAGCTTGTGTAGTGCCACGCTTCCCAGCCCTTACTGTCTTCACTACTACTACCAGCGAACTGATAGAGATCGTAAAATTGGTTTCTGCCCAGTGGTGTTCCAATGAACAGTGCATGTCCTTTGTTGTCCGCTAGGGCTGGTCGCAGGATCTGCTCCCATACTGACGATTTCATGTCAGCGTACTCGTCCATAACCAGATACTTGAGAGATACACCACGCATCGTCTCAGGTCTGTCAGCGCCTTTAAGCGTTATCTTAGCTCCGTTGATTAACGTAAGCTGTAGATTGTTAATATGACTCTTCTGTATAACGTCAGTGCCTATCTCAAGCAACAAGTCCCAGAGGATGTCTCTAGCTTGCTGCTGTGTAGGCGCTATGTAGAATACTTGACCGGGTTTGTCCGACAGGGCGTTGATGATCAGTTCCCATGCTGCATATCGGGACTTACCTGTACGTCTACCCGCAGCTACTACCTTAAAGCGAGCGTCCGAGTTCATAACCTCCTGCTGCCAAGGGAATAGCGAGACATCTAAGTTCATTAAAGAGCCTTTGTATACTTAATGTAACCTTATTATAACATAATCGTATAACAAAGTCAAGTCTTATGCCTTAATAGCACCAAAGCACTTGAATGGTACGTCTCGTATCAACGTGAACGAAGCCTTTAGCTACTCCGATGCCTCTGAAGCCTAATCGCAGTGCCTCTTGAACGATGCGTAGTCGCTGAACTCCGGATGTCACAGCGATGTCAGCAGCGATGCCCTGTGAATGGGTGCCGCCGACAGCTTTACTACGCTCATTTGGGTGCGATATATCTCTATACCCAGAGGTGATGGTGAAAGGGAAACCACAAGCGGTTCTCAGGTCGTCCAGTTTGGCGAGGAAGTCCTCATCCATCTTGTTCAGTCCTGTGTGGGTACAATCGAACTCGCTTATGTCGAAATGTCGCATACTAATCTGACTCCTCGGTGAAGTCGCCTTCTTCTATATCGTCAGTACCGCCGCTGATGGTTGTCGTAGCACCGCCAACTCCTGTTATATTAATCTGAATAGCACTCTTACCGCCACTCTTTTTCATATCAGCTTCAAAGGCTGACACTGGTAGTATTCTGTCGGCAACAATCTTCCACGCCTGACTCTGGTACTTGTGGTCATCGTTCAACGCAGCATCCAGTATCGAATCCAACACCTTCCTAGACTTAGGCGATGCTAACATACGTTGCTTGTATTCGTTAATGATGGCAGCGTCACCCTTGGGACGACCGACAGCCTTCTTTGCCGTCTGCTTTACTGGTCTGCCTATCTTCCGTTCTGTCATGTTCAACCTTATCCTGTTGGGGGCTGTATAGTCTATGTAGACGGTAATGTCGCGATAGCGACTAAGTCGTTAACCTAATCGCTATTCATGCTAAGAGGACAGTAGTAGTGGTTACTAAACAGAGCTATTTAGTTACAACCACTCCTAGTACCTATATACAACTACTTATCTATTCAACTAACTATATAGTATATTATAGCACGTTTCGGAACAGAAGTCAACACATTTCTACACCACTCCTCTAATTAGTTCTGGGAAGTTCTGGTTGGGGGTTGTGGAACAGACTGAACAGACGGGGTTGACCAGTGGTGTCCCTTTAGCGGATCTCAGAAGGGTAACTAGTCTCCGCAGTGCGTGTCAGTTTCACTAACGATTACAAAGACTTAGCTGCCTTTGCCATGTCAAGTCTTTATTGGTTAATTAAGGGCTTTATTGGTCTTCTATTTCACCCTATTTTGTATCTGAGCGGGTACTACAGTGAACCTGCATAGCAGTCTAGGCCCCCCGCCCGTCCGCCTTCCTAGTATACAGGATAGGCTAGGCAGTTGTAAACGATTAGGAGCGACTCAATAGGCGATAGCGGTCACATCGGCACAGGTCGCCATAGCCAGACCAGAGCCAGACCAGCCAGACCAGTGCGATGCAGGTGGGCAGCCTATGGCGGCGGTGCCGTGTCGATGCAGTCGGTGCCGTGTCGATGCAGTCGATGCCGTGTCGATGCAGTCGGTGCCGTGTCGCTGTAGTCTGGGGAGGGCGAGTGTGTGTGTCGGTGTAGGTACTATATAGAACTATCCAGCCTATCCAGTCTATCCGGTTGCCTCTCTATAGCTACTCTCTATAGCCTCTCTATAGCTACCTCTATAGCTACTCTCTATAGCTACTCTCTATAGCCTCTCTATAGCCTCTCTATAGCTACTCTCTATAGCTACTCTATATAGTCCCGCTATTGGTGGGGTTATCGTATCCGGTGCAAATTAATTCACCGCTACAACCCGCGCCGTTGCTGGTATGTTCAATTTAATTGCATTTATTTACAGTTTATTTGCAATTAGGGGTTGACGCTATAGCTGATCCGCGTATACTACACCCAACAAGCAAGGAAAGAGGGTTACGGGTCGCCCAGTACAGACCGCAGCCGCAAGGCTTCTACATAATCCCCACGGGGCGCACGCCAGCAACAGGCCGTAAAGCGATACACACTGATGACAACTAACGAGTTGCAATATAGACCCGCCACAATGCGGTAGTTACTTTCACGTAGCCGGTTAGATACTTAGCCGGTTATCTAAAACTAACTAATCAAACAAACAGGTGACAACATGAACGCAACATTGACGTTTCAAGATAGAGCAGCAGCTAAGGCATTCGCTAGTTTGTGGGCACTTGCCGCATTAACAGGTCATACTATCAGCGCCACAGGTGAC